GAGATCATACCGTTAGGCGTTGATACGATAATTACCTTTGAATCTTTACCAGACGAAATTGTAGGATATACTGAACGGAAAAAGTCCTCCGCCATACCTTGTTGTACGAACGCGAACTCATCTAGGAAAATCAAGTTGAATGAATAACCACGAATAGAACTAGATGAAGTTGAACCAGCAAGAATTCTTGAACCGTTTTCTAATTCAATAGAACCTTTGTTCCATTCCATAACTCCCTGTTGTAACCAAATGGGCAACTTTTCATATGCCATTTGAAGTCTACCGAGAAGTTCTCTGGATGTTGCCGATTTGTTGGCAAGAATCGCGACTTGACGTTGGTCGTTGAATAGTATGTAGTGAAGCATGAACGCTAAACTTGTTTGCGATTTACCAGACTGTCGTGGACATTTTACAATAGTGAAACGTTCTTCGTATAATGTGTCGACTAACCTTTCTTGAAAGGGATATAAATCAAACTTAATTAATCCTTTATCGAGGTTTACAATATGAATGTAATTTTTGATAAAGTAGATAGGGTCGTCTCTACACTTGACGTATTCTTTTATTTGTTCTTCTGTGTAATCAATCTCAACGTTTTGTCGTTTAAGATTGGGGTTGCCCAAATAAATCGTCTTTGCCATAATGTAAACCTACCCTTTATTCGTGGTGATCTTCCAGCCTTTCAACGCGGGTTTTTAAACTTTCAATATCGCTATTTATTACACTAACCTTTTCTGAGTCTAAAAGAATATAACGTTCTAATTTCCCATGACTTGATTCGATACGAGCTACAGCCTTTGTGAGATCAATTATAGTCATAGCGACGAACATAGTCGCGGCAATGCCGACGAGCATGCCGAGAGATTGTATTCTGGTTTCGCGTCTATGGTGAAGTAAAATTTCTTGTTTAATTAGTTCGCTATTCATTTTTGATATCCTTCCCCTTTAACAGAGCTTGCAAATCTGCGGTAGAACCGACGTATAAGTGATTGTTTGTAGTATTGTTGCCGCTTGGTTTCTCGCCTTTCATTGCTTGTAATTCTTTTTGCAACTTCAACAACTCCGTGGTTGTATCAGTCACTGATTTAATTAATCCCGAAGCAACTTCATAGGCTCTTGGGTGTTCCATTTCTTTCGCCAATGATAATATACCCTCCAGTGCTTGGTTTCCTTTATCCACTAAATTGTATAAATTATCCCTAGCAAAGGAATAATCTTCATCTAAATCCCCAGTGGTCGCGTTAGACGACACGCTGCGTCTGGGGATTATTTCTGTTCTTTTTGTTGCGGTCATTGCTTTAGTTTCTTCTAATACAATTTCTGCCGCTTCAATTATTTCTTCGGGATTTTCAAACTCAGATAAGATATCGTTAGAACCAAAAAACTCATCATCTAGTTTTTCTTCAATTGTTTTCTTAACCATAATATAATTCCTTTTTAATCAACTGGCCAATCGACTTCGGTCATCGTGTCGATGTCTGTGGCATCAAGTGGGTCATCAGGATGACCTGCTTCGACTTTAACTGTCCAAGCATCATCGACCTCTGCCGTCAGAGGATCTACTGATACGCGAACTTGTTCCGTGATAGGGGAGTTCGCTAGATCAAAATCGCCATCAGCGCCAGCTAATTTGTAATTTGTGATAATTTCTTTGATTATACTACCATCAGTAATAGGAGGATAAACCCAACCCTTTACAATGAAATCTAATGTCCAATTAACTATTCTGTGATCTCCGAACTCACCTTCAAATTCGTCGGTCATTGTTACAGCACCGAGTATGATAGGCACATCACGTTCTATATCCAAAGCGGGAACTTCTTCAATGACTACGTTAAAATCTGGTTGAAAATACGGAATAATTTGTTCTATAATTTGTAAGCCGTCGTCCATGTAATCTACATAGATGTCTAATGTGAAATTGAAATTATAAGGGATAGGGGCAAAAATCTTACGACGTTTTGCGCCGTCGTTTGAAGGATCGTTGAATGATATCTCGGTCATTTGGTTCATTGCCCGACTTGGGTCAATTTCCATACCGCTCATAACAAATCCCATGCGAGGCACTTGTCTGTTCTTTTTTGTGTCTTTGATTAATCTAGCAAGATATTTCTTTTGGGACTCATATGCGATTGGAACTTTAACGTCGGACACTAAAGTTCCGTCCTTTTCCCTGCGTTGGACGTGAATATTATTAAACACAGAAGCGAAAGCAATAATCAGTTTGCGCGTGGTTCCGTGATAGAAAGTAGTACCGAACATATATTATCCTGTTGTTCCGAATGGGTTCATTTCTTCGAAGTTCATAACATCGTCAGCTTCCATATCCCAATCAGGCGTCAACAACTCATTTGTTAAATTCGCCTGAATGTCTGAGTCTAAACCTTCAATTTCAGAATCAGACACGTTGATCTTTTCATGACCATATTCCCAAGGTTTTAAATTAATCTGCCAAACGTGTTGTGGACCATCTGGGGTCGGGTAAAACGAAGAATCATTACCTACAAACGATACCTCAAACAATGCTTCAAGATCGCCAAAGTATAACAAGTCCCCAGCAATTGGAATGTCGTCGTCAGTAGCTGCCGTTTGCTCAGCGAACGCTTTCTTAGTAAATGAAACTTTCATTTCATCAGTTACTTGAACTCCAAACTTGGAGTAAAAATCCCCAGCATCCCCGTAGTCGGTATATTCATCAACATATATGTTTAATGTCCAAACCGTATCAAAATGTGATACCGGATCCTCACCGAAGATCGGATCTAGATTTTTATATTTGCGCGGAAGATACTTAGCGGAAAACCCAATGTTTTCTATCGCCTCTTCAATCATGTCCTTAATCATTTCCGATTTGGCCATACTATCAAACATACCCATATCTTAACCCACCAAAAAGTTAACTGGCATTTCATAATTCAATGAGAACTCTTCTTCAAGTTTCATTATTTCTTCGTTTGCTTCATCCCAAAGTTGTTGACCGTTAACCGTGATGCCGCCCGGAAGTGGCATACCGTCATATTGTTTCATATTAGAACCCCATTGCTTTTTAATCAACGCGGTTGTGTATTTCTTAATCCACTCATCGTTATATACATCAAGAGCATATGAAGTTCCTACGTCCGGACTAAGTCCAACGAAAGCGCGAATCATAATTTTGCTTCCTTCGTACCACAAACTTCCTTTCGACTCACAAATTGTTTGAGTGTTATGTACGGTCCATGTTCCCGAAACGCTAATACAAGCGGTTTCCGTTAATGCGGTATCATCTGAACAACTGGCTTTGATTTTGCAAGATGGACCAAGAATGGTTCCAGAGTGCGAGTGTAATCTATTGTTTGCTTTATTGAATGTGAACGTTCTATCTGGATTAAAGTAATCTGAAATCATTGACAAGTTTTGCATAGTCATTTCATAATACTGCATGCTAACTTTAGTCATGTCGAACATCTGGTCAAACATAATCTTATATCGGACGTCATTCATTGCTTCAGAAGAATATCGTCCAGGCTCGTATATGCGAGTAACCGCTACAATATCATCATTTAAAGATATATATTGATTGATTTCGTCTTGTTCGGTAAACGTGATAGTGACATACTTTTCCTCGACACCATCAAAATGGCGTTCAACGAATAATTGAACAGCGTCGTCTATACGATCCATCGCTTGAGTGTCGTCGACTTGAATTTCCACTTTTGGATATCCCAAACGTCTGTATGCGTATTCTTTGAGGTCGATTGCTGATTGTAATTTTGCCATAATAATTTCTTTAATTTCCTATATGTCTTTTGGATGCTCTTTTCAGGCGTAATATAGTAAATGTAAACAGTATAATAGATAAACTAAACGAAGACTGAATCATTGCTTTTATTAAGATAATCTCTGCGCCCTCTTCGGCCAGTAATGTTAATGCGTCTCGAACGAATTCGTAATTGTATAAATTGACTAGCGCAACAAGCGCCCCAAAGAATATCGAGGAACGTGCCCAGCAGGAATAGTGTTTCCGGTGTCTTATTGTAAAAAGAAAACCGCCTATACCAATCGCCGAGCAAGTGATGCTCAATATTATTTCACAAAAAATTATTAATTCGCCCATACATCACCCCTTCAGCCAATACATAATTAGACCTATCGTGGCGCTCGCCGCTATCCAAAAGAGGCGCTCTCCGTTTCCAATTTGGATTTGGTTTGTAGCAATGTCTACGTTTTGACTCTGTCCTTGCTCAATCAACTTATCTAACTTCAAGTCTATGCTTTCTGTTCTATTATAAACAGTCTTCATTTGCTCCTCAAGTCGTGTAATACGTTCTTTCATAATATCAATAGAGTCCCTTATATGATTTGCGTCATTCATAGTTGGACCTGATGTTGAATAATGTTATATTTATATAAAAGAAATTATTTAGAAAATATTACATAAAGGTAATCACTCCGGCATAACCTATCATGATCGCCGTCCATAAACTAACCACTGTGTAATATTTCTTCATAGTGGTACCGAAATACATCCTTCCTATGTGAGTACACTTGTGTGTTGGACTAATTAGGTAAGCCGAAAACTCTAAAGCAATAAACCACGTCAGGTATTCAATACCGAATATTAATGCGAGCATTGCGACTAGTCCGGCATATTTGCCTGATGACCCCAATAGGAACGACGAACCATAAGCAACCGCTGAAATTGTTAGAACCCCTACAAGCGTGTTCATATCTAGGATTAATGAGGTTTCTAGAAAAGTTTTAATTTCCGAATAATTTGAGTTTGTCAAGTTAGACGCAATAATAACCAACGATAAAACCCCGAGCAAACTCCAGTTAACATATGAATTTATCTTAGACAAACTGAAAATTCTAGCATATGTTATGTAGTATAGGGTTAATGCGCCGAATACCATCCAATGCGTTACTCCGGCAACTAATACTCCAATTGCCACGAATAGAGGCAAAGCCCCAAACGTCAACCTGTTCCAATTGATTGGTTCTGGTTTAATATTTAAGTCAATGTCTGATTCTTCTAGTTTACCGAAGATATACCAACAAATATAAAACACGGTGATTGTTAATAAACCAGCAGTGTATGATAACATCTCCGAATACGTCAACCCTAAAGCAGCCATAGGAACAATGATCGTTTTCTCCAACGGGCTCCACAGATAATAGTGGTGTGTCGCTAGATAGTCTATAATGCCGAATTTAGACCTTGATTTCCTATGCTCGCGGGTATCGTCACCAGGGGCAAGAGCGCTCAGTACTCCAGCAGATACGGTGACCCTTCCAGGGATAGGTAATACTCCTGTAACTAGCGACACTAGCGTGACTATTAGTCGTTTAGACTTGATCCTTCCGATGATTATGTTGAACAAGTCGTTGAAGTATCGTCTCTCTTTAATGATACCCGATGAGATCATAACCCCTAACAAATATAACAAATATTCTTGTTTGTTTAAAATTAAATCGTATGTTTCCACTACTTCACTCCTTTGTTTAAAATTAAATCGTATGTTTCCACTACTTCACTCCGTAAAATTCTTTCAAGTATTGATAATGATTTGGGAATAATTTAATTTCCAAATCAGTTCTAGTCGAATACGTTTCCCATATAATATCTCCATAAGTTTCTATATTAATATCATACATCACGTCCTTGCCCAAAGGTTTGTTATCATATCCCCCGAACCCGTGAATCATCTCAAACCATTGCCCTACATGGAACATGGTAAATAGGGGTTTCTCGGTTAATACGTGAGGTGGTGAATTTACAAATTTCTCAAGAATTGATTTCGCTGATACAGGTAGTGGAATTTCATGAACTGCTTTCCAGAACGGCGTGTCGTTTTTAGGAGCAAGATGATAATGTAGGAATATAAAATCAACAATCTCATTTACTTGCATAGCGTATTCATTAGATAACCAAGACGCGACCTGTTCGTTATACTGCATATTGTTATTCAATAAAGCATGTGTTAAATTTTGTACTGCTTTAGTTGAAAAGGTTATTCCAGTTGCTTCTAACGGTTCGACGAACGCGGCAGACAACCCCGTCGCGTAGACATTTTTGACCGCGATATTTTTATGACTTCCGGTTTTCATTCTAATGTGATTAACGGGCGTTTCAAAATCCCCAATTGCCTCGCGCAGTTCTTGTTCCGCTTCCTCCGGAGTACAAAACTTATCAGAATAAACGTAACCATTACCAATTCTAGAGAAAGTTGGAATAGTCCATCTCCAACCACATTTCATTGCGGTAGATTTGGTGTATGGATGCATTTCCGCTTCTTTGTTCTTATACTGCGTAGGCATGGCGATTGCCCGATTACATAACAAGGTTTCTGATAACGACTCAAATTCTTCCCCTAGAGCCTCCTCCAGTAGCATGGATTTAAATCCAGTAGCGTCTATAAACAGATCCGCCGTTAGAATTCCATTTTCCTTTGTCTCGAGGTATGCAATACCATCTTCATTTGTTTCTATATTAACAACCATGTCGTCAATATAGTTAACTTTATCTATACAACTTTTCTTCAATACTTCCCCGAGTTTCTCCGCATTGAAGTGGTATGCGTCCCAAGGAAGCGTTGTGTAACCTTGAGTGAAATCCAACCTCGGGTCGCCACACTTTGGTGATTTGTTATTTTTTGCCAGTCTATAAGAAGGAGTCCAATCCGCAAATGCTTCTTTGGAAATGTCCTTTCCTAATACATAATCATGCATCATTATTCCTGGACCAAGGACTGCCATTTCTTGAGTGTCGTTGTCTACAAAGATTGGGTGATCAGACCACCCCACAAATTCAACTCCAAGTTTAAAACAAGCATCCGCTTCTTTCATCCAATCCCACGGTTGTAACCCACATTCCTGTAAAAACGCTGTTGTGAACGGTTGAGTGCCTTCTCCGACACCGATTGTTCCTATTTCACTAGATGCTATTAGGGTTATCTTAACGTGTTCTGGTAAGTTTTTTGATAGATGGGCAGCGGTTATCCAACCAGTAGATCCGCCGCCAACTATTGTTATTGAGTTGATTATTTTATTCATGATATATTCACTATTTGTATTTTGTCATCCTTGTACTTTCTCAACACAGACACCCGCAACCCATTCCAAAAATCTTTAGGGTCTTCGCCGTTAGTGAAAATTTGGGTGTCATAAATTACTTCATACTTCATATCTCTGTATGCCCTATCTACCGCGTCAGAAACTTGTCTCCAGTTGTAATCGTCTGTTATCCAAATGAATACATCGTCTACCATTTCATTGAGTTTTTCAAATATGTGGTATTGTTCTTTAAATCCGTGCGGACCATCGTAAAATATTATGTTTGGTTTGAATGGAAACGATTTGGGTTCCAAGTCTTCCATTTTGCCGTTCATAATAGTAACGTTGCTATGACCTATATATTCGTTGATATTTTTGACAAATACATCTTTTGGTAATTCCTTTTCGCTTTCCCAACCTTCAACTTCCCGAAGCGGTTCTATATTCTCACCGCTCCAATCGTCAACCGCAATGGCGGAAATCTTATTGTTTTGTAAAGCAGAACATAAAGTAGCACCTTGAAAAGAACCAATTTCCAAATATCTTGCGTCAGGCATTGAGTTTATCTTATTCAGGAAAAACTTCACCTTTTGGGAAGTCAATCCGACAATATCATTCAATTCGCCTTCAAAATCAATTGCTTCGCTTAATGCTGTTTTGACTACATCTGAGTATGGGTGTGTATTATAAAAATCATCTCCCCTTTTCGCATTAGAAACATCATCACAATAATGGCACTTCCAACAATCAAATTTACAACTCTTGATTTTATTCCGCCAAACTTTAATTGGTTTGTTTTCTAAATTCGATTCACCGATATAATTTTGGAAATCTTTGAAGACAAATTCCTCATTATCTTTAAACCGTTTGATCAGTTCTATGCTTTCGAATTGTCTGCGGAGGTCTTCCCTTCCGTGAAGTTTAAAAACATCAATGCCTAATTCGTTTAAGTATTCATCCCAATCTTCCCTCCAAGGCGACAAGTTTGCGATCTTCAAACTATAAGAAGGATCTTCCATTTCCCATTTAGGGCAACTATGTTTACTTATTGAATCGAAGAAATAAGGTTTGTCCTTATCGGTGCGCGTTGAATTGTATGTGAAGTGTTCATCCATTATTGGGCACTCCCCCAAACAACCTTCGTTAACTAACAACGATATCTTGAAGTTCGGGTTGTATACTTTCCGCACAAAGTCCCTTGCTTCTTTTATTTTCAATAAAGTTTCTTTATCGCGCATTAAATCGCGGTCTAAATTTACTAAATCAAACCCAACCTTTCCTAAGTAAACCACTTCGGCTGGAGTATGCACGTCCCTGATGATTGTGTTCTTTACTACTAAATCCGGAAATGCTTTCTTTATTTGACCGCCAGCCATCCATAGGGTATGCGGTATCGTTATAGTTCTGACTCCCATATCATACAACGGTTTGAAGTGTTCTATGAAAATGTTGAGATTTTCTTGTTTCGGAGAAACGTGAATATTATTAAAAGTAGCAGAAACTGGAATTCCTAGTTCCTTTCCGACTTTCATTGCGTTAAATGCTACTTGAACGAAGTCTTCCGGTTTGAATATATCACCCATAGCGTCCTGAGTAAACGGAGGCATTCTACATGTGAAATATAAATCGTGAACAAACTCACTAACCTCTTTAACTTCGGATATGAATTGCTCAGTTTGTTGGAGGTTTAGTTTGGAATTTATCGGAAGACTAAAGATCCTAGGCATTATACTTCCTTATTAACAACTACGTCATCAATTAATAATTTATCGGTGATAGAAGGAACATCAAATTTAGGCAAAGAGTCTCCTAGTTTCAATAATTCATCAGACACTTGTTGGTTGATTTCATTCATGCCGATAGACAATCTTTGATTATATTGTAATGCCGTCGCTAAGGTTTCAACTTGTTTTTCTTCAGGCATCCCCGCAATAGCATCCATATTACCAACACCGATTCTACCCGTTGATATCATATCCATAGCTGCTTGCTTGGCCATACGAGTTACCCAATAGTGTGCTTCTTTTTCTTCTTTATTATCTTCAAGTAATGAAACGACTTCTGCTTTGTTATCAAATGACTTGGATACCAAATTGGAGAGAGTTTTCAATTCATTCCTTGCTTGTCTGTGTCGTTTTTTGTTTACTATGAAGTCATACTCCAACCTTTCTAAATCCAACTCCAACAATTTCTTATGACCATCCCTACCATCAAACTCAACTATGTCCTCTTTCTTTAAATCTATGTTGATCAGGTTTATTTTTAATTCCATCACCAACGTTCGTTCAACCTGTGCTCTACTATCCAACTCAAGCATCACTTGATCCATTTTTCTATAATCAGTAATAGCTGGATTAATTACAAAGTTTTGCATTTGGAATTCAGAATAACCTTGGGTGCGGGTCATAGAATAATCAATCAGACTTGCTTCAAACTCACTCAGGTCGAATTCTTCTAGACCGTTAAATATTTCTTTATCGTATTCGTTAGACATAACTATATCTCCATAATTTAATTAGATTGGTTTTTTGTTTGGGGGTGTTTTTTAATTGGCGATCGACTAGGACGACTATCGCTTCATAATTTAAAGATGTAAAAAATCCCATAATATACTCATAATAAATTTCTTCATTACAAATATATATACGGGATTTTTTTAATGCAGTTTAGAACTTTATGCCGTTCACGACAGGAGTTGTTCTATTTACGCCTTCACTGAAAGATATACCCTTTTCGATAGCAAGAGAATAAGGCATTTCTGTACCGAAATTGTCTTCGTCCCATTCTAATAGATCTTTAACATTGTCGATCGCTTTAATAACATCAACCAGAGCTTGTTGTGCGCCTAATATTCCAGCAACTTGTGTGTTATATGTAGACACCTTAGTATTGATTTTTCCTACTAAATCCGATACACTAATTCCACGTGCTGTAGAAAGTATATCAAGAACTGGTGTTGCGTCAGAATCATCTGCTGCGTACGCGAGTGCTTCTGCCTTTTGAGTTTCCCATGTGCTATTTTCTAACGCTGGGACGTCGGCATTTAAACTTTTAAACCTAACATCAAATTCATCTTCAACGTTTGATATTAAAATGGTTTTTAGTAACGACAAAGAAGCCTCAGCAACATCAGCCGGTAACTCCAAACTAACTTTTTCATCATCGTCAGTTTCCTTTGATGATGAATGTTGACCGTCTGATAAGATGTAGTATTTGTCTTGCCACTTACCAACAAATAATGCTCCAATATCTACCGCAGAAGCGTCTAATACTTTGACGTTTCCTTTAATAAAATTAATGGGATTGTCATCAGATACTTCAGCGATAACCCTCCCGCGTAAATTAAAACGCGGAACGACCGATGCTGGGTATGAGTGATTTGATTCTTTATATAAAATATACATGATTTCTCCTATGCTCCTCTTGATCCACAACCACCTGATGATGCTCCGGGATGACCTTTAATTTCACCAGCAGAGCCCAACACTGTGTGAGAATCTGTATGATAATATGCTTTGTATGAGTGATTTGACTGACAACCGTGTGAACCACAATCGCCTAGACCGTAACCATGCTCTTGCCCGATTTCAAAGTTTGTTTCGCCGCCACTTCCTGCTTTAAAATTACTCGTATTTGATCCGGAAAAAGTAGCAGTATTGTATTTTACCACTTGCGCCCCAGTTGTACTGTTTCCGTTGTTTTCTATGTACATTCTGCCGTGTTTAGAAGGCAGTGTCTTAGAGTGAGTTTGCGCGCCAACTTGGTTAGGAAATGAAGACCACGCCTCTGTAGCGAAATTCATTTTTTCAGAACCCTTTGAACGGAAACCGTGTTGATCATCGCCCCATTGGTCTGAGTTTTGGTGGTTGCTATTCTCGCCGTTGTACATATTAGTGAATGTATTACTAGTATATGAATGTCTATCTACTTGTGAACCAGCGCCAGCGCCATAAATGTAACCGAATGTGCCTTCTTGGTTTTGGAAAGAACCGGAGTCATCTCTAGATGTAGTCATATCTGCTGCAGCATAACCGGTTTCGCTGAACATATGGAATCCTTCAACGTTAGATGAAGCGCCTAAAGTGTTACCTGAACCGTAAAGAAAACAATCAAGATCACCGAAACCACCAGATGCGTAACCACCAGTCCGGGTTAATACGTCACCCAGGTTTGTTGTTATGTCTGTAGAGTGTACCGTTCTGTTTACGTTTCTCCAAGGAGTACCGCCTTGATAACCACCCATCATGTAACCTTGAGTGTATACAATTCTTAATTTAAAGTCAGTTTCTTGCCAGAACAAAACGCCTGCCGGACCCGACATTAAAAATGAATCAGAGTTTAAAGAACTGTAATCCGGGAATGGGTTCACTCCAGTAAGTGCCGTGCCGTCACCTACAAATGCGGCGGCAGTTACTGTCCCGACTGTGTCTTGATTCCCAGAGACTGTGTGGTCCCCAGTTACGTCGTTCACGTTAATATTGCCAATAGCAGTATTGACTGACGTTTCTAGGGTTGTAATTGCGGTAGTCACGCTTGACGACCCACCGGCGATTGATGCTTGGGTATCGAGCTCTAGTTGAGCGATTTTCAGGTCAACGTCTACTACAACAACGTCGACCTTATCGTCAATCTTTTTAATTTTACCAAGTGTTAAAATATCCATTGATTTCTCCTATAATTCCTACTATTCTTAGGCTTCCCATATATCTTTTAGAGATATGGTGCCTTGTGTGTTAATTAGACTTCCGTCATACTGATATGATTTATAAGTCAATATGTCTGGTGTGCCCTTTTTCCAAGTCTGTAGTTTAAATAACCAAGAGTCGTTAATAGAGTGTCCACCGTCGTTACTAAATTGGATCATAACGCCATTTTTAAAGTTGGTATCAGATGCGCCGTTTAATGCGAACGGACTAGCGTTTGTGTTGCCTTCCGGTCCAAACAATGCTATGTCGGTGTTTACGTTGTTGATTACAGCACCAAAGTAAAGAACTTCACCATCAACCGTAACTTGAGGTTGCTTGTATGAAGTACCTGAATCGGTAATTGTAATACCAGAAACCGCGCCACCGGCATTCAACGAAGCAGTAGCAGTCGCGCCGTAACCAGTAGGGTTTGGATCAATATCAACAATAGTTACGCGTTGAGTGCCGGAAACATAATCTTTCCAACCATCAACAACAACAATAGAACCGATACCATCATTTAGTACCGCAGTACCTGAGAATAAGTTACCAGCAACGTTACCTTGAGATGAAGAACCGGAGTCATTACCGTTACCGTATGTACCGACCGAATCGGTCAATATGATAAGCGGGGCTGTGTAACCAACACCGCGAGCGGTCATAGTAATACTTTCTACATATGAGTCTACCGCAGGGGTTAATACCGCACCAGAACCAGTAACATCATGGATAATGAACGAAACGTCCGTATATCCAGAACCTTGTTTAACAACTGTGATAGCAGTTATAACACCACCAACGATAGTTGGAGTTACCGTAGCGCCCGAACCGAACACCCTACTTCCGCCAACATCTCTACCTGATGGATCAACAACCAAGACTTTAGTCTTAGAGGAATAGTTAGTACCGCCGGCGTCTACAGCAACAGTAATTACTTTGCGGTCTATATTGGCAGTTGCATAAGCACCTTCACCAACACCAGAAACGTCAAGAACTCGAACAGTGTCTGAGTTTGCGTACCCAAAACCTTTTTCTACAATAGCAACGTTGGTTAACGTTCCTGCGGCATTAACAGTACCTTTAGCGCGTAAACCACCACCAGTAGATGAAACAATGTCGATATATGTAGTGTTTTCTCGAACATACATTCTACCGTCTTGCGCAATACCGGAACCTGTTAGGTTGTAAATATCAGTAATGTCTGTATCTTTAGTGATAACGTAATCCCAAGTGGCGGATTGGGGTAATGCCGGAGAAACAAAAGCGCCCTCAACGTTTTCTACCGTGTGTGATGCAGCATCGTTATTGGTAAAGTGAATTGTATCACCAACCTGCGCAGTAAACTCAGAAGGATTAAATAGACTTGATGTAATGCCCACGTTAATTGTCCT